GGGCCGGAGTCACGCGGGCCTCAGCCGCCGGATATGTCAAGGGCCGGCAATTCTATAGCTGGACAAAGGCGAAGGCGCTGGATCTCGCGCTGAAAGCGGCGGACCGGGTGCTGAGCCGGATTGCGGATGAGGTGGATTATTGAGATGCTTACAACCAATACGCTGATGAACGCCGTGGAGGCGGAACTGAAGCGCCTCTATCCGGGAGAGCCGGTCTACTATGACGAGCTTCCCAAGGACTTCCGGCGGCCCTCCTTTACCCTGGAGTGCCAGAAGGCGGAGCAATCCGATGTCAACATCGGACTGGTACGCCGCAGCGTGACCCTTCTGGTCACCTGCTATGTGGAGGCGGACGCCTACCATGACAGCAGCCGGAAGGCGCTGAACCAGCGGCAGGACACAGTGATGGGCCTGTTTGCCCAAGGTTTTTTCCAGGTGGAGGACCGGGCCCTGACGGTGCAGGCAAACCGTGGACTTGGGAACCCGGACTTTGCCGAGGTGAGCGCCGTATTCCAGTGGATGGATGCCCGGCCGGGCTATCAGGACCCGGAGGCGGCGGACACCCCAAAGATGGAGCACTTTGCAATCGAACGAACTGCGCTTTGACGCAAGAGAGGATGATACGATGGCGACGACAATCGGGCTGCCCAGCCTGACGATTACCTTCCAGGCGGCCGCCCAGCAGGCGGCCAACCGGAGCAAGAAGGGCTATGTGGGCGTGTTTGTACGGGATGCCAAGGCCCAGGGCGTCCACCAGCTTTCCAGCGCGGCGCTGATTCCCACTGAGCTGGGGCAGGAAAACCAGAATTACATCAGGAGGGCGTTCACCGGCAGCGACCGGGGCGGCCCCAGCAAGGTAGTGGCGGTGGTCATCGCCACGGGTACGGAGGACACCACCGCCCTGGAGGCGGGGCTCAAGAGCATTGAGGGGCTGACGCTGGACTACCTGGCCGGGCCGCCCGACGCGACGGCCGCCGAGCTGACGGCGCTGGAGAAGTGGGTCAAGGACCGGAGGGCGGCCTACTTCACCGAGAAGCTGGTGGAGCCCAACGCCGCCAAGGCCCCGGACGACATGGGGATTATCGACTTCGCCGAGACCGACGGGGCCATTGCGGAGGGGGCGGCCACCTACACCGCGGGGCAGTACGCCAGCCGGATCGCGGGTGTGCTGGCGGGCATCCCCGCGGGCATGTCGGCCACCTACGCCCCCCTGACGGAGCTGACCGCCGTGACGCCCCGCTCCACACAGGAACAGGAGGCGGCCATCAAAGCGGGCAAGCTCATCCTGATCCACGACGGCGTCAAGGCCAAGATCGCCCGGGGCGTCAACTCCCTGACCACCATCCCCGCCACGGGGAAGGCGGACTGGAGCAAGATCAAGATCGTGGAGGGGATGGATCTCCTCACCTACTATCTGCGCACCACCATCCAGGACGAGTATGTGGGCCGGTACGCCAACACCTACGACAACAAGTGCGTCCTGGTGACCGCCATCCAGACCTTCCTGGCCGAGCTGGAGGGCCAGGGGGTGCTCTCCTCCGGGGAGAGCTGGGCGGAGCTCGACACGGAGGCCCAGGAGAAGTGGATGCGCTCCCAGGGCATTGAGACGGCGGATATGACCGCGCAGGAAATCAAGGAGTATCAGACCGGGAGCTGGGTCTTTGTCCGGGTGGGCGGCCGCTTCGTGGACGCCATGGAGGACTTCCAGCTCTCCGTGGACAACCTGTAAGGAGGGATAGACATGGCAAGAACCATTGACAGCGCCAGGCGGGTCATTTCGGGCACCTGGGGCGAGCTGTGGATCGACGGGGAGAAGGTGGCGGAGGTCTCCGCCTGTCAGGCCAAGGTGGCGCTGAACAAGGAGACCGTCAACCTGTGCGGCCGGTTCATGACCACCCACAAGGCCATGAACGCCAGCGGCACCGGGAGCCTGACGCTGCACAAGGTGGACTCCGGCTTCGCCCAGAGGATGGAGGGCATCAAGCGCGGCGTGGACCGGCGCTTCACGGTGATCTCCAAGCTGCGGGACCCGGACAGCTACGGCGCGGAGCGGGTGGCCCTCTACGATGTCAGCTTCGACGACCTGACCCTGGCCGACTGGCAGGCCGCCGCTATAGGCTCGGTGACCGCCCCCTTCACCTTCAGCGACTACGAATACCTGGATCAGATTGAGGTGCAGTGACATGGAAGAGAAAAGGACGGATTTGTTGGCGCTTCTGCTGAGGCCGGAGCTGCCCAATGTGCAGAAGGAGCTGCCCACGGCAGAGTACCGCGTCAAGCGGCTGAGCGAGGCGCTGGGCACGGACGTGGTATTCAAGCTGAGGGCGCTGCCCTACGGAAAGGTAAAAAGCATCCGGGATTCGGTGGCGGGCGACCCAATGCTGGATATCCTGCTGGCCGGCTGTGTGGAACCCGACCTGAAGGCGAAGGAGCTGAAGGAGAAGTACGGCGGAGCCACCCCGGCCGAGACGGTGAAGGCCATGCTGCTGCCGGGCGAGATCGAGGATCTCAGCCGGGCGGTGGAGCGGCTGTGCGGGTTCCGCCGCATCACCATTGATGAAGTAAAAAACGCCTGACGGAGGGCGGCGACACAGAGCTGGAGCTGGTTTACTACCTGTTCCACAAGCATCACTGGACACCGGAGATGTACTACGGCATGGGCCAGGGAGGCCGGGATCTGACTCTGGCGTTCGCCCTCCATGAGCTGGAAAAGGGGAGGGAACCCAGATAGAACGGCGGGCCGCCCCTACGGTCGTGCGCCCAACCCGGAGCATGACAGAAAGCGGGAACGCGGGCCGATGTGGGCAGAAGGTGAATTGCCCCAAGGGGGCAAGAGAGACCGCCCTGGGGCGTCGGCCCCTACGGCCGTGGAGCCAACCCGGAGTGTGACACGGAGAGGCATGGACACAAACGAAAACGCCGCCCCCGGAAGGGGGCGGCGGAGGGGCTATACCTTGGGCGGGATGCTGGCCCACACGGCCCACGCGATACAGGCCAGGGCGAGGGGCAGAAAGACGGCCTGGTATCCAGGGCCAAGGAAAGGGGCAAGGGTGAAGGAGAATACGAGCATGCCTGCCGCAGCCAGCCAGACCAGCCACAGCAGGCCGCGGCTGGTCGCCCGGAACCGGTAGGAGAAGGTATTCATGCGGGCGTTGAGCGCCTCCAGCTCGGCGGTCTTTTCGTTCAACTGGCGCTCCAGCTCGGCGAGGAAAGCGCCCTCCGGCGCGCCTGCGTCGGCATCCCGCTGGGAGTGGGGGCCAATGGATACAACGGCGTCCAAAAGGGTGTCAAGCTCTGCTGCAAGCTGCGCGCGGCGTTCCTCCGGCGTCATGGAAGCCCTCCCCCTTTCTATTTGCAGTTCGATTATAGCATACCAGGCAGGAAAGTCAACAGGAGGTGAGGATATGGCGGAAGAAGTGGGCATTGTCATGACACTGTACGACCGGGTGAGCCCAACGCTGAAAAGCATTGCCGGGAGCAGCAGGGCGTTTGACAAAAGCCTGGACGAGCTGGAGGCCAGCCTGAAGGCGTATGACAAGGCACAGACCGAGCTGGTCGGCCACTCCGCAAATCTGAAAAAGGCGATCGCCGAGACGGATGTAAAGGTCAGGGAGGCCCAGAAGAGCTACCGCAAGCTGAAGGACGAGACCAGCAAGGGCGCGCTGGACGACGCCATTGACGAGCAGGCCAGGCTGCGGCGGGAGCTCAGCGACACCGAGGCCGCCATCAAGGAGAACAGCGCCGCCTATCAAGACCTATACAAGCAGGCACGGAACGCGGCCTCCGCCATCAGCAAGGCCGACAACCGGGCGGGAGGCGAAAAGAGCGGCACAGGACTGGGCGGACTGGCAAAGGGGCTGATGGCAGCCGGGGTCGGAAGCCTTTGGAGCGACGCGCTGGGGAAGGTGGGGGATGCTTTCCTGAGCAGCGCGATCGGGGAGCCGGAGGCGCGTATGGCCTCCTCGATCCTGTCCGGGGCGGTTTCCGGAGGCTCCATGGGTGCGGTGTTGGGCGCGCCCGGAATCGCGGTGGGCGCTGTTGTGGGGGCCCTGGCAGGTGCGGTTTCAGGCGGCGCGGAGATCTTTGAATCAAAGGACCAGGCGTTCAAAAGCTACGTGCAAGAGGCGGCGGAGGGGCAGCTCTCCGCCCAGGAGGAGGCCGTCGCCTCCGGTTCCTCCATTGCGGGCGGGCGGGAACAGAAGCAGATGGCCTTCACTACCCTGCTGGGCTCGGAGGAGGCCGCGGCGGCCTTCCTGGCCGACGTGCAGGACATGGCCGCCATGACCAATTACACCTACGACGAGATCACGGGGTACGCCAAGAGCCTGGTCAAGCCCTTCGGGGCGGACAAGTCCCTGGATATCCTCACCACCCTGTCGGATGCGTCCGCCGCCCTCTCCCTCAACGAGAGCGACAACGCGGTGCTCATCGCGGGCCTGAGCCGCATGAAGCTGACGGACAAGACCACCCAGGAATACCTCAACTACTTCTCCGAGCGGGGCATCGACGTATACGAGGCCCTGAGCAAGTGGGGCGACGCCGCCGCGGTGGCGGAGAAGGTGACCCGCGGGGAGATCAGGGGCTCCGAGGCTGTGGAGGAGATCCTCGCCTACATGCAGGAGCAGTACGGCGGCCTGTCGGAGCAGATGGCGGGCACCTACGCGGGCATGGTGGACAACCTGGCCGACGCGGAGGCCAACGCGGAGGCGGCCTACGGCGAGG